TTTATCCAGATATGGCACCGCAAAACGCCACATTCCCATACATCGTTTTTCAAAAACTACAAACGCAGCCTACCGACACAAAGGAGGGTGTAAGCCCACTTGACAAACTACTGGTTCAGGTGGACTGCTACTCGAACAACTACGACAACGCCCACGCACTAGCCGCCGCCGTTCGGACTGCTTTAGACCGATATGCAGGCACAATCAACGGGCATGTGGTTGACAAGATTATTTTTTCAAACGATTCTAGCGGATCACCCCAAGACGTACCAACCGCAACGGGTAGTATGATTTTTTGGGCATCTCAGGATTACGAAATAAGGCTGAAACGATGATAATCAGGTGGACAAATCAAAAGGGTGTGCTAATGGCTGGCAAAACGGTGGACATGCACCGGGCGCAAGCACTGGAAGAGGTGATTTGTGGTAATGCTACCCTAGTAGATCAGGTGGACAACATCGAACGCCAAGTAATAGCGGAAAAGATCGAAGCTCGAAAGGCTTCGCAAATGATAACAGTTTTGCATACAACGCCTGATGACTATTTAGATGAGTCTAATGGTGAAATTCAACAACCTTAAAAAACAAATTAAGCTATGGCAACGACAGGCATAGTAAACGGTACGAACCTTCGTATCTACTTAGACACGGGCGCGGGACTTGTTGCCGTTGCCTATGCAACCTCATGTTCTATCGATATGAGCCGTGAATTACGCGAGTCTGTAACAAAGGACTCGACAGGCGGCGGCCAAACCGGGTGGCGTACCGTTCGGAGTGGGCAAAAATCCGCTACCATTTCCGGTGAGGGCTTGGTAGCAATGGATGCCGACACCAACACAAACCACAAACCGATCACAGATTTGTTTGATGCTTTTGCAAATGGTACATCGTTGTCTTGGCGGGTAACTACTGATGTTACAGGCGACGACTTTTTGAGCGGTGCCGGCATCATGACAAACCTTTCCTTGAACATGGGCGCGGAAGAGGATTCGACCTATTCGTACACCGTTGAAGTAAACGGCACAGTCTACCAAGGAACAGAATCGTAATTTTTTAAACACCCATAACGATGATTGAAACGATTTTGATTAACGGAATTGAGGTTCCGGTCAAGTTTTCTATGATCGGACTGTTTAAATATCTTGAATCAAAGGGGAAGGGGCTGGAAGACTTGTCCAGCCTTTCCTTTTTGGAAATCTTGGATATTTTTTGGATTGCCGTCAGGACTGGCTACCGCCGGGCTGGGCAAGAAAACCCGTTCAAAAGCGAGGATGAGTTCTTTGATGCAATCGATGACGACACCGCCGCAATTGAACGCTTCACTGTGGCAATGAATCGCAGCATGGAAAGTGCCGAAAAAACCGACAGCGAAAAAAACGGGAAAGTCCCAGCGAAGCAAAAAAAGTAACCTGGGACTACATCGAAGGAATTTTGTGCGGTCAATTGCGTGTACCAGAAACCGAGTACCAGTTTTGGACATTTCGACAATTTAATAACGCGGTAAAGGCTTTTTATGCAATGCAGGAAGCAAACGAGCGGCAAAATTGGGAGCGTACACGGTGGAGCACTTCGGTTCTACTTAATGTCCAACTGGACAAGAAAAACCGGATTAAGCCAACACAGTTGTTACCCCTACCCTGGGATGTTGAAACGAAAGCTCTTGCACACAAGGCAGCGAAACAAATAGACGAACAGACTTTAGCCCGCTGGAAAAAGTGGGATGAAGACGCTAAACGGTTAAAACAAAGCTGATGGCATTTAATAAACTAAACGTTGTAATCGGGGCGAACATCGAATCCTTGCAAAAAGAACTTGCAAAGGTTGAAAAGTCCCTGCAACGTTTTGGGCGTAAAATGCAGCAAATTGGTACAGACTTAACCCAAACGCTTACCGTCCCGATTGCTGGGCTTGGTGCGGCTTCACTCAAAGCATTCTCCGACATTGAACGACTCGAAAAAGGACTCATTGCCCTGATGGGTAGTTCGGAGGCTGCAAAGGCTGAAATGGTTAAATTGCGGGAGGTTGCAAAACTTCCCGGCCTCGGGTTCAAGGAGGCTATCCAGGGGTCAATCAATCTCCAGGCTGCCGGATTCTCCGCTCAGTTGGCAGAGCGCTCTCTCAAAGCATTCGGGAACGCCCTAGCGACCGTTGGACGCGGCAAAGCGGAACTCGACGGTGTCAATCGGGCGCTCTCGCAGATCGTGAATAAGCCGTCATTGATGGCGGAAGATCTGAACCAACTTGCGGAACGCCTGCCTCAGATCAGGCAAGCACTCAAGGCCGCCTTCGGCACTGCGAGCACGGAGGAAATTCAGAAACTCGGATTCACTTCAGAACAGATCATCGAAAAAATAGTGACGGAGTTCGAGAAACTCCCGCCCGTTACAGGCGGGCTTCGCAACGACTTCGAGAACCTGCGCGACCGTGCCGAGGTTGCACTTGCGAAGTTGGGCAACGCCGTCGCGCCAGCGGTAACAGCCGCGATCAATGGCCTCGATCCTCTGATCGGGAAACTGGGCCAAGTCGGAGATGCGTTCGCGAATCTTCCGCAGCCGATTCAGACCGCTACGCTCGGATTGCTCGGAATCGGGCTTGCCGCTGGTCCCATTCTGACGGTTGTCGCCAATCTTGGCAAACTGCAAGTCGTTCTGCTTCGCCTTGCCTCGATCATATCTGGCTCGCCGATTCTCACTAGGCTGTTGACCGGCGCGGGAGCGGCTGCTGGTGGTGCGGGGCTTGCCGCGTTCTTCGCGCTCGACAAGCTGAACGATTTCAGTAACAAGGTTGACACAGGAGCAGAGGCGATGAAGCGCCTCAATGACCGGCTTCGGGAAAACTCGCAGGCCGCTATTGCCTCAGTGGGAGGTCTCGACCGCATCGGGCAACTGGCAAACAGCGTATTTTCGGATCTCGCAGGCCAAGCCACGGTAAGCCAGCAGGCGCTTTCTGCCGCATTCAAAAACCTGGGGATCAAATCAACCGCCGACCTTCGTAAAGAACTGGAAGGCGCACAGTCGGCGCTATCCACAATCCGCCAAGCAGTAGCTTCCGGTGCGGCAAGCCAACAGGATCTAGCGAATGCCACGGAGCGCGTGAAAAATGCACAGCAGGCTCTGAATGGGCACGTAGAGCAGACCAAGACGTTGTACGACGCCATCGACTTTGCGGCGAAGTCGAAAGACAACGAACTGTTCGCCGCGAGCATCGCGCAGATTGCGAAGGAGTCTGATAAGCTCCGCAGTGAACTGCTGGAGTTGCAGAAAGTATCCGCTGCTCAACAATCCCTATTCGCAAGTACAGGCACGTTCCTCCTGGAAGGCCCGCAATTAGCCGGTTCGGTCGATGGATTCGCGCGCCTTATCGACGGCTCATCCAAATACAATGACAGTCTCAAATCTCTTGAGGAGCGCGTTCTGCGCTTCACTGAGGCGCTATCAAAACAGGCAGGTACGGCATCGCGTGCGGCTGATGTCGCTATCGATGTGCAGCGGTCGCTTGAGCAGTCGGTGCGCGATACGAAACCGGGTGACATTGCCGCGTTCGGCGACATCGCGAAACCGGCAACGAAGTCAGTAAGCGAGTTTGGGAGGCAGGCTTCGCTTGTTCTGAACGACTTTGGCAGAGGTGGAGATGATGCCATTCGTGGGGCAAAGAGCCTCTGTGTCTTCAACGCGAAGCCGGCATACGAGATAGCCTCCGCGTTGATCCGCAACGGCGTGGAGAAGGGTGTAAAGGCATTGTTGGGAGGTCTGGACCAGTTGATCGGGAAATTGGGCGGAGTGGGAGACATGCTCCGCAAGGTCTTTGGTGGAGCAAGCAACGCGGCGTCGAATGCTTCCAACGCGGCGCAAAATGCCGTCAATACTTCCAGCGGGATTATAGGTTCATCACTATCAGGAGCACTGGGTGCGGTGAATGCGTTCTCCAATGCGGCGACGGCGGTATTCGCTGGCCTTCAGTTTTTCCAAGGGCGGCGCATGGAGCAGGATATCGGCCGCATCGAAGTAAGCAACCGCGAGATTGCATCGCAGACGGTCAGCATTCAGAACACGCTAAATCAGTGGCTGCCGTATCTGGAGAACACCACTGTGCTGCACGGTATTTCGGAGCGGTTGCAGAAAATATATGAGGGCTTGTCTCAGGTGTCTTTCGGGAACGGATCTGGTACACAGATCATCGTCCAAACAGCCAATTTCCACATGCCCGCCGGGACAACACAACAGCAGATGGAGGCTTTCGCAAGGCTTCTGCGATCTCAGGAGCGGCGCTTCGCCACAGCGTAATGGCTTTAACTGTTGAACTCGGCGGGGTGAACAAAACCTCTATCACGAAGTTTGACGACTTTCGTGTCGAGTGGAAACTTGGTGCGCAAGCCACCGGGCGAGTCAGAATCTTCGATACCGCAAGTGGATTGTATCGTCCCACGCTTGGCCATCAGGCCGTAGTCAAAGACGGCTCCACACCGATATGGGGTGGCTCCATTGACGAGCACCGCGATAGTTGGCGCGGCGCAACGGTACTGTATTACGATCTGACGTTGGTCGGATACGAGCTTCGGCTTGCAAAGCGGGTCATCAATGCTCTGGCATACGGGCACCAGTTCTTCACGACGAATGCAATCTCTGATCTGTTCACACTGACGAGCGGCGACAATCCATTTCAGAATGGCTACCCGGTTGCCGTGCGAACAAGCGACACGCTCCCGGCTCCGCTGGATGCGAACACCGTCTACTATGTTGTCAATCGCACTTCGACGACGTTGCAACTCTCGTTGACCCCCGGTGGGTCGGCCATCAACTTGACGGATGATGGGACAGGACTACATTACCTCGCGTGGTATTGCGGGGCGGTATTCTCGAACCTCGCCACCGTCTACGGAGGCGCGGAGGGGCTGAGCATTGGAACCGTGCGCCCAGGTGCAGTGTGGGAACCCGGTTCTCCATTCGTGTGGGCAAACGTGGCGGAGATGCTGTCACGCCTTGCGGCACGAAGTGGCTTCGTGTGGTTCGTCAGTCCCGATGGGCTGGAGTTAAACTTCGTGCCGGGTGATGAGTTCACGGCACCGTTCGATATCACGGACTCTTCGAGCGAAGTGCTTTTCAACGGACTCCAATTCCGCCACACCCGCGAGCAGAAAGCCAACAGGGTATATGTGCGGATCGCAGAGGAAGCCTTTTCCGACACGCTGGTGAATTTCACTGGCGATGGTGCGAAACGCCTCTTCCGCGTTGCGACCGTTATCAAGTCGATGACGTCGATCAATCTCAACGCCACTCCGCAGGAGATCGGCATATATGGGGTTGATACGGACAAGGCATGGTACTACACCCCTGGAAGTCAGTGGATCATCCAAGATGGCGGCGGGACAACGCTTACAGGCTCCGACACGCTTTCCGTGTTCTACCGGGCTGAAGGATTTGATGCCCGCACGGCAGAAGACACAGGCGACCAATCCGCAGTCGCCGCTGTCGAGACCGGGACGTCCGGCATCTATGAGGCGGTACAGCAGGACACGTCGATTCTCAGTGCCGATGGCGGGGACGCCTCAGCCGCTTCATTGCTCGCTTCGCTCCTGACGAATCCGGTTGAAGTCGAGTACTACACGCGCTCGCGCGTTCTGCCAGGTCAGGTGCAAAGCATCAACCTGACGATCCACGATATCAACCAAGACTTCTTGATCGACACGGTTGAGGCAACGCTTGATTCCGATGCCAATCTTCGCTACCGGGTGCGGGCAATCAGCACAACGCGGCTGGGAGATGCGCTGTCGCTATTCCGTGCTCTACTCGGTGGTGGAAGCGGAGCGGGCGGCGCAACGATCAGCACCGCTGAAGGTGGAGGTGGAGCGGAGGTTGAGCCCGGAAACGTGGTTGCCATTGGTGCCAATGCTTTCGATGTGGCCGTTGCGCTCGACTATTCTTATGGTGCTGGCGTTCCGCTGCAGGCATTCTCGATTGAGTACGACGTCCCGGACCCCATTGGGACTCTCGCTGGCGTGACGCTATACGTTGTTCTCCCCAGCGGGGAAACGTGGGAGGTGATGTCGCCACCATACAACGGCGACGAGGGCGGAGTGGGAGCAGCACGGCACGGAACGTTCATTGCCTATGTGCCATTGGCAAGTAGCTCTGGGCAATCGTGGGATCTGTATCTCGCGAGCTGGTCTGCGACCTTCCGCAAGCCACTCGATACAGCCACGACGCCGAAGCGCATCATCACGGCGCTATCATCCACTGTGGGTCTTGTGACCGGGTTTTCCATCGCCGCCAACTACAGCGATGACGGCAGCGTGCTTGTCGTAGAGCCTACGCTCACCCCACCCTCTGCCGACCCCAACTTTTGGTATAGCGAAATCTGGATGAAGACCCCATATTGGGAGGGGCAGTTAGGGGAATCCGATGGCTCCCCCATCCAGTTCAACGTCGGTGGTGGATTCCCTCCCACCCCTCCCGGCACTGACGAAACCTGGGATTTTTACGCAGTGAGTGTGGGGCGGAACCAAACCAAGAACCCCTCTGCTTTTGACATCATCACCCCATCCGGCGCCGCTCATGCTACCGCTCTTATCTCCCCACAACCAGTGGCGGGGACAGTACCGGCCCTGCCTACTACCGTGGTGGGGTCGCATGTGGCATCCGGGCAGGACGCCACCACTCAACAACTCCGCGTCAAACTGCGGGCGACCATAACCTACCCCCTCGGATCGACGGCCACCATCGTAACCATTTGGTTATCGTTGGACAACGGCTCTACGTGGGAGTTCGCTGTGAACGATGAGGCGATGGCCACCGTGGATTTCTGGTGGGCGGCACCTGAAACCACCGTCACCACAGCCAAGCTCAAGGTCATTACGGCCAATCAATACGGGTGGAACGATCCAGGCGCAGCCGTGGTATCGGCGGCATTCACAATTACGGCCGGCGCTGCCGTGGCCTCCAATGCAATTACGGATGCGGTGCAGGTAGGGGCTACCTCTTACGCGAAAAATTCAGACGGTCAGTGGATATGGGGGTTTACAGTTCAATGGACAAATCCAGACACCGCCACGAACCCTAACTTTTTTACGACCAAGCTGTATGCGCGTAAGGAGGATGCCGGAGGTACGCCGGCGTCCGATTGGGAGGGGGCGTATCGTGAGGTGGCTCAGCGCGCAGCTCCGGGAGTAGTGTCGGTTACCGAGATTGGTTGGAGGGTGCTTGGGGCCGGAGACTCGTTCCCCTACTATGCGCTGTACCTCGTGTGTGTCAACCAAACCTTCCAGGAGACGCCCCAGACTACGGCTTGGGGAGGCAATCCAAAGCGGTTTATCAACCCCCAAGAGCCCTCCGGAAGTTCCGGGTATGAGTATTCTGCTCACATTACGTCCCCTACAGCTTCCGTTGAGTACTATACCGATGAGCAGGGTGCGCTTATGGCGCGGATTACCGGGGGATTTACCGCACCTATCGGAGATTATGCATACGGCGGAACTCGTGTCATCGCCCGCCCAAGTTCTGGTTCCGATCTCACGCTGGCTCATGTCCCTCGTCCTGGCAACACCTACGTCAGCGTCCCCGTAACCGTCCCCGAATCCCCGGTCACCTACACGATATACTTTGTATCGTTCGACACATCCAACCGTCAAAACACCCTTGTCCCCGGAACTACCCCATCCGTTTCCAGCATCACCGTTCAACGCACGGCGGGAGCGGCGGGGCAAGAGCACGCCCCACTCGTTACTGGGTTCTTCGCCTATTCCCCGGCTGCGGTTGGGTACTACGGAGAGGACGGGGCGCAACGGTACCAATTCTCAGGGATCGTCACTCCTCCAGCGGGGGGCAAGTATAAGGGGATGCTGGTCAAGGCGTGCCCCAAGGGTACGATTTCCGCAACGAACGCGTCGTTCCTATACTCTCGGCAGAGCGGCGGCTATTTCTTTGCGCATCACGTCAATCAGAAGATCGACGTGGCTGGGGTGCAGATGACCATCACTAGCGTCATCAGCCCCACCCAAATTCAGACCAATGTCATGTGGTCAAGCAGTTCCGGGACGTGGGTGGTCATACTGCTGTCCGAGGCACGTATCGTTGCGGATATCGGACCCACGGACACCTTTTGGAACTCGAACCGCTATGAGGTGCAGCACGACTCCGAGGAGTGGCGGCTATACGCAATCTCCTATGATTACAGCGGGCGGGAGAACTCGTTAGTCCCCGGTACCACGCCGCAATCCGACGTTACCGTAAATCGGCTCACTGGCGCATCGGGACGTGAATATACCGATGTGGTAACAAGCATCGTGCCCAGTGAATCCTCACCTGGAATCAAATGCATCGTGTTCAACTCGGAATCCGGAGAGACGCAGTGGCTGGTATCCGGCACTGGAAATGAACCAACAGGCACCCGCGCCGCATTGTTCGGCGGGGTGAAGATCTGCCGTCTCAACCCATCAAATCCAAACGGCTCCATCGAGATCGCCAATGTGGAACGCACCGGCACCGGGACTTTCTCTTTCCGATCCGCAATCCAGCCCACTCTTGGAGCCGCCAACGTCCCCATCATCTTCCTCTGCTACGACACCAGCGGGCGCATCAACACCTATGTAAACGGAGTGACGCCGGAATTCACTGCGATCACCCCCGGACAGTCTGTATCGTTGCGGCTGGATAAGGTTGATCCGGCCACGATGAACGTCGCGCCCATCGCCAGCTACATCATCCCGCCGATGAACTTGGCCAGTCTGCCATCCCTGCCCAATGCGGCGTACCCGGCTGGCAGGATGGTCTATCGCACCTCGGACAATACGATGTGGAGGGTGAGCACTTCCGGGTTTTCGTTTGAGAATGTGCCCCTTGGCAACTCGGCGTTTTTCAAGTCGGTGACGGCATTGCAGATTGCGGCTGGTGCGATTGGCACGTATGAACTTGCCGCGCAAGAGATCCTTGTGGGCTCTCCATCCGGCGGCGGCGGAGCAACCAAATTCCGCGTGAACGATGCGTTCGGCACAATGGTATGCGCAATCGGCGACTTCGGCACGTTCAAGGGTTTTCATGCGATCAACGCTCGGATCGGTCCGAATATCAATGCTCCCAACTTCTTCGCCGATGGTTCGCAGGTTTACCTTGAGGGAGTCAGGTTCACGCAAAACCTCGGTAACAACGTGGTCGTCTCAATCAAGAACGAATTTGCGCAAGGTGGGTTTACCGGGGTGATGGTGCATGAGGTTGCACTGTCCAATGCGGTAATACTGCGTCCCGGCGATCTTCTTTTCGCGGCTTCTACTTCCGGCGCACTACGCGCTCGCCTGTATACCACGTCTCCTATCGGGCCGAATCTGGAAATGTACAGTCCTGTGTTCACCAGCAATGTCGGGTTAAGATTGCAGGTGACCTCTTCTGGAGCAGACATCCATGTGATGGATAGCGGCGGTTCTTTGCGAACTGGGCAATCACATAGTGTTCAGTTGCGTAAGGCGGACGGGGGAGTTATTACGCTGGTATTCACGGCTGGAGTCAATACAAACTGGTTTTAAGGAGAATTTCATCATGGCCCTCAACGCCGAAATAGACGCATTGCTCAACGCCGCGGATGCACAGGAAGTCACCATCGAGCAGGTCCTGCAACAGGTGCTATTGCGCAGCCAGAGCGAGCAGATCCCCGATGACCTCGTGGCGATTGGGTTCTCTGATTTCATGGGAGATGGAAATTGGCCGACGCTCATTGCGTACATGCAGGATTACACCAGTACGGTCCCAGTGGATGTTGCATACGCCCGCACATGGTCAACGTTCGTAACGCGGGATCAAACCGACTTCATGCTGGCCATGATGCAATTGCTCCGCTGTTTCGCGCGCGATTTCCAATACAACGTCGGCTACCCCAGCTACGCATCGAAGTCACAAATGCTGATGGGCACAGCCGCCCTCACGGTGGAATAGAAAGGGATTACCATGGCCGCTACACTCAACTGGTGCGAAGATCACGGTACCGCCACAGGCTCCCCCGCAAAGGGAACCACGCGCGATGGTTTCGATTCATCTACGAACTACGCCGTAAACTGCAACTGGAAAACCGCCGACGATACCAACGTTACGGCGTACTCGTCTGCGCCAATCGGCCCGCCTCCCGATAACTCCTATGAAAAGTACCAGTATCTGAAAATCACTGGTTCATTCACCTCAATTTCCAGCATGAAGTGGACGGCGCGGGGGAACTATGAAGAACTCACGTCCAATGGCGATGTCCAGCAGGGGTACGTCAAAATCATGGGTGGTGTATCTTCTGTCTACAACACCCCTTCCCGATCATTGAACGCCGCGCTGATGACCAACTTCTCCTTCCAGGTATGGGCACATCAGGGGTTGCCTGTTAAATTCAGCACTGTAGGCCCTGAAGGTGCGGACCCCACGGACGTGCTGACCGAAGACGGATACACGCAATACCTCATCAGCCAACTCCAGATGACCGCCGACGCCACAATCAACAGCGACATTGAACCATCTCGCGTCGTAGTTGTCTGGACCGAAACGTAACCAAATGCCGCTTCCATTCCTCTTCGTTGCCGAATACGATGACGGATCAGTGTATCACCAGACCACACAGGATGTCTCGCGCCAGAACCCAATGAAATCGGCATTCTATGATATCCGGCAGTTGCCAATGATCCCCGAGGAGCAGATGGTAAAGTTCGGCCTGATCCGCCTTCGCCAGCGCCCGTTACTCATCGTGACGGTTGATCTCCGTACCGGAAATTTCGCGATCAACGGAACCGTAGTGCCGGTCGCTCCAGCCATGCCACGTAAGCGCGAAGGCATACCGCTCGGCCTCATCTACGAGCGCCGTAACGAACTGCACATGACCTCAGGCGAGCACAAAATCACCTACCGTATCGGATGGAGGTGTGAATCCGATTGGCTCGCGCTCGCCCTATGCACACACCCTGAAAGGATCACCCTACATGGATCACACGAAACCGGAGCCAGAGCAGAACTCCACGCCGCCCTCGTCGGATAAACAAGACAATCTGATCCCGTTCACCGAAGCCCAACTCAGCACGCTCGCCTCGCGCCAATCCCAGTACTTCACCGAAGCCCGCACCAAGATCAACTACGATATGGAACTTGCCGCGCAATTGGATGATCGAGTGGTGGTGGCGATCAAGGGCGGCAAGCGAATCAAAATCTCGCTGGAGCATGGCGGGTTTCTGTGCGAATGATCTTGCCTGCTATCCTCGCCGCTTCTACCAAGGCGGTGGGATGTGGGTTAGCTGCGGGACCTTTCATTAGGGTGGGGGTCCCGCTGAAAACACTTCTAACTTGGATTGGTTCTGGATACTATGGTTAGAGACTTAACGCCGAAGGATTACGCCGTGAATCAACTACGCTTGGCAATACGTATCGCCATGGACCAAGGGCTTGGCCAAGCGCAGATCCTCTCCACCGTCATGGAAGAAACTGGCAACATCGTGGACTACCCGCAACGGGAGGAAATCTGTGCTGCCGATTGACACCTCCACCTACTCTTTCGACCCGCTGTTCATCAACGCCGCAATGGGCGCTCTGGTGAACACCCTGAAGCACTCCGACAGCCCGTACTGGCGATGGATCAACGAGGCAACGCCGTGGGTATCCCGCACGGTTCACGCCATCATCGCGGCGTTTAGCGCGGCTGGGATGACACTCAGTTACGCCACTGCCGACGATGGCAGTATGAGCGTCACTCTCGCGGGAATCACCCTCGCCAGCGTTGGCGGGTTCCTCTTCACCGCCACAAAGAATTTCATGATGCAGGCCGTGACATCTGCGGGCATCGACGCATTCCGATGGATGCGCGAATTTGGCCCGGTGCTCATAGACCTGAAACAGCAACTCGAAAAATCGAAAGGAAACACCCTATGAGCGTTACAATCCCAGTGCCGCACCCCGGCGCGACCATTAACCAAGACATCCTCACCCGCTTGCAAACTCGCGGATTGCTAAACGGCATGCGCTGTTTCGCCTCGGTGGTGGAATATACGAAACCATCCAACGGCATGCCGGGTCAGTCCACCATTCCGCAAGATGCCGCGCTCCCCAAGTACTTCACCAGTTTTGCCCCCATCGGTGTGTTCATCGACGGCAGCCTGAGTCTTGACGGCATCTACGCCTCGGCGTTCAGCGATGATTCGTTCCAGATTTACAGCAAGACGCTGGCAGACTTCTACCGTGACCGCGTGCGGGCGAAAGATCCACAGTTCGCCACGATTCCGCGTCTGGTAATTCGTGCGCTGCCAGATTTTGACCTTCTGAACTTTGCGCCAGATATCGGCAAGAATGAAGACACGCTTCGCGCCGGCCGAGTCGTCACATCCACGGAGCAGCCTTGGATGTTCGGCTCTTTGTTGGTCGATCCAACTGGACCCATTGAGCGCGAAGGAGTGAAGTTCCGCGCGATGTTTCCGCCGAACATGGGACTGAAGTATGAGAACGGATTGCCGGTCACGTTCAACTACCAGGAGTACGACAAGGCATTTCCGATTCAAACCATCGTGCAGGTCGGCGGCGGTGGTACATCGACCGGGAAGCCAGTGGTGAAAGCTGGACAGGAAGAGGCGTTCATCGGTCAAGTCAGTGCCGCGTGGTGGGCTCCCGACAAGGTGACCGCCGTCAACAACGTGGTGGCGCAATATGTGGAGGTGAAGTGATGACGGATCAGGAGTTCATCAAGAAGTGGAAGGCTTACTGTGCGCTCAACGGTGTAACAGCTACGCCGGAGATCGAGGAAGGCGATGGGTTATCCATCGAAGGATACACGCCGCCTACCTATCTCGTGTGGCACACGGCGACCGGGAAGGTGGAGCAGGGGGTGTCCATGTTGCAAATGACAGACAACCCTCAGGATTACTTGCGGCATGTGCAATTTGCCTACGGGGTTCCTCTCGGTGAGCGCGTGACGTGGCGTGACTTCCTTAATCCGCCTGCTCCTGCCCCTAACACGGGCGACCCAATGGTTGGCGATGTGTTTGATGCTTCGCGGCGATTGTTCTATGTGAAGGCGGGAGGCGTACAGGAAGGTGCAAAATACCGTATGCCGAGCGGACGCGAGTTCGTGGCCGTCCGCATCGCGGGGCCGTTTACCATTCACTGGCAAGAAAAATAGGAGATCGATGCGAGAGTTGAGGTAGCCGCACCGCTGCCGCGCGTCCCAAGGAGGATTCATGAAAACGATTGTGATTGCCCTGATTTTCGCCAGCGCATTGTCGGCGCAACTCTTCGGCCCTACCGAGCGACTAAAGAAAGGCGCAGGAGAGCCGAGCGCTGGCGCATGTGCTACCTCGGGGGACGTGGGCAAGGTATACGTGCGGCTGGACCAGGGGACAACCGACACGCCACTGCGCAATTGCTCCAAAACCGGAACATCGCCGGATACGTTCGCATGGGTGAGTGGGGGCGGTGGCGCAACGGGCGCGACCGGACCTACAGGAGCAACCGGCGCGACGGGCAGTGCTGGCGCAACGGGCGCGACCGGGCCGACTGGAACAGGCGGAACTGGGAACGAAGTAACCGCTGCCACTACCAGCGGGGCGGACAACACGATTTTACGCTCCGTTGGCAACTCCCGCGCGATGGAGGGGACGGGCTGTACAATCAGCGACACCCACCAACTGAATTGCACAGGGGGCATCGCCGCAGTGGGCACGGCGGCGGGAGCGATAGCGCTGAGTGAGGCCAGTGCCAATGGATCTGATCCAATCACTTTGTCCGCTCCAGACTCAGTAACCACCGCCCAAACTTTGAAGTTTCCAGCGGCGGCAAACTCCGCCAACGAGACGTTGAAATTCGACGCGCCGTCCAGTAGCATCTCGCAGGCGACGTGGGGATTGCCGCTGTGGGTCAATGCTACGAATGCCAACAGTTATTTCGACTGGACACTCGGCAGCGCGCCTACGAATCCGGCTGCGGGAGTTGCCCGGATCTATCCGAAAACAGGTTCAACGTTGTGCGTGAGGGATTCGTCGGGGACGGAAAGCTGCTTAGGGTCGGGCGGCGGCGGCGTGCAGCGGGCCGCATATGCGAGCAGAGGAACATGCAACTCCGCTTTGACGAATGTGCTTGTGAAGCATTCAATGGGGGAATCGCAGTGTGACGGCAGCGCTTGGCAGGAATACTTTGGCAGCCTTGCTGTGGTGGCTCCCGGCGCAATCAGCGGATGGACGCAAGTGAATACGCCCTCGGCTAGCGGCGATTCCGGAATGGGATTCTATCTTGCGGCGGATGCGGCTGCGGGAGACAACGTGAGAACTGCACTGAAATCCATCAGCGGATCAGATTGGACGGTAACTGGCGCGTTGTTGTTCTCCAGTTTCAACAAGGACAGCAATTTTTGTGGATTCGGAGTTGCGGCGGGAACAGCAACCTCTGATCGAATCATGCTGATCGGCTTGCAGGGGGGGCATGCAACGACTGTCCCTGTTCGACTGATGGGCCACGACTACACCAACTACACTACTATTTCTATTGCTACAGTGCTGGACACCGCGCTTGTCCCGGCACCTCCCAATGTGCTGTTTTATCGAATCGCAAAAAGCGGCAGCAATTGGACTTACTCCATCTCCGCTGACAATGTTTATTACAACGTGATAAAAACCGAAGCAGCCCGGTTCACCGCCACGCATGCGGGCTTTGGCTGCAACTCTCGCGCGAATAACAGCCGCGCGAGTGCGACGGCTATCCACTATCAGAACCAATAACCCCAATGCGCCTTTTCCTCCTGCCATTCCTCGCTGCCGCCTCGCTGTGGGGACAGCTTGCGATCAGCACCAGCAACCCCGCTGCCGTTGCGGGAGGCACACTGAACCTCACTGCCAGCGGCGGCACCGCACCCTACACATGGAGCCTATCGTCGGGCAGCGTAGGTTCGATCAATCCAACCACCGGGCAGTACACGGCTCCGGCGACGGTCACGGTAAACCACCAAGCTGCCGGGTGTCAGGTGTTCCCATCGGCGAGCATCTTTAGTACGAAGATCAGCAATCTACCGGTACATGCCAGTTCCGCAACGTGGGTAGGCGCAATCACGCCGAGTACGCAGCAGTTGGTGTTGGCTCCGAATTACGGGCTCAACATCGTCACGAACTCTACCCCGCTTTTTGACGTTGTCAACCTTTCCCCCCCCACGGCAAACGGGCAGTACCCTATTGCGGAGTTTCCTTGGTTGAAGCGGCAGGGCGGCTATTACTCGCATCCGCAGAGCGGGTTGGACCGGCACATTGCGAACGTGAACAAGGACACTTGCGAGTTCACGGAGATGTACAACACCTATCCGGCAGGCACAACGACAGAGTGCCCCACCTGTACATCCCAGAGCTCCGCACGCTATGACGGGAAGTTGTTCAAGTTCCAGGTAGGCGCGGGCGTGGATGCTGCCGGTTTGCCGTTGCAGCCGGTAACGTTGAAGCTCTCGGACTTCAACGATGGAGTGATTAAGCACCCCATGCGTTTCACCCTGCCGAACAACATCATTCAGCCCCAGCATATTTGGCCGGCCACGGCGCATGCTCTGGCTGGAGGCGGGGGTATTCCATACGGAGCGTGGCTGCGGTTAAAGTCGTCATACGACATCAGCGGATTCAGTGCGAAGGCGCAGGTGGTCCTTCAGGCGTGGAAGGACTATGGCTTGTTCATGGCCGATGGCGGGTTGACATTGGAAGTCACGACAGACGGGGATATTTCACAAGACAAGGATGTTTTCGCGGCCATTGGGGAGATCAGCGGAAGCGGACCGCAGATCGCATCGCATTTTGAATTTGTAGACGCTTCCTCGCTGATGGTGAGCTCTTCCACGGCAGAGGTCAAGCACGACAACGCTTATGAAACTCCGGTAGACTTCGCGCATGCGTGTGTGACGGATGCGGCCATGACCACGGTGTGCAAGTACGTTGCCTTGCAGGGGGTGACAGTGGGCACTACCTATACGGCGATGACATTCCAAGCGGGGGCCGATCCAGTGCAGTTGGATTCATGGGTCCATGGAAGCGCCAACCAATCGGTGTCGTGGGCAATTATCGGCACAGCTATCGGAACGCTGTCAAGCGGGGGATCATACACTCCGCCCGAGTCCGTGAGTTCTCCAACCGTGACGATGTTTGAAGGCACCGCTGCGGCCGACTCCAACGCCAAAGTCCGTATCTACGTGGTGGTGTGGCCCGCTGGAGTCATCCGTGTAGACAGCGCTCGCACCACGGATTACGTCGGCTCTGAAGGCACTTGGTTCAAGGAGCATGGTTTTGACGGCGGGCAGGGCGCGAGAACCAACGAGGCGACCCACTGGTCCGGCATCCCGGCGGATGCCACCCTTTATCACACCATGCGCTACATCTACTCGAACGATCTTGCCTATCGCTGGTGGCTCAGCCCCGGCAATTACAAAATCACTTTGAAGTGGGGGATATGGAGCAGCACGAATTCCCATACTTACAAGTGGGGTAACGGCACAATTCCCGAACGCAACTGGCTTATGGGCGTCGATACCAATGGCACAGTAGTGAAGCGCCGTTACGACGTGGGGCGCGGACAGGGCACATTCAACACGGATCACGATGTCACGATTCCTTGCTGGGTGCAGGAAGCGGACAACGGACTTTGCTATCTCGCTATTCGACAGATCGCAGATAAGCAGACGAGCAGCGTGTTAGATAAGGGATTCTGCTGGGCCGGGGACCCCGACGGAGGTGTGAGCCAATCAGTCAGCGGGGCCACGAACGCATCCCCGATTGTGCTGACGGTACCAAGCGGCCATGGCTTCCTGACGGGCGAGTACGCCTATGTTTCAAACGTTGGCGGAAACACCGCGGCAAACGGATTCTGGCGAGTGTCGGCCTATACAGCAACGTCGATCACACTGGAGGGAACCACCGGCAACGGTACGTACACCAGCGGCGGCACGGCGCAAGAAATGCCATACGGAGGCAATCCAGCAGACGACCCCGCCGCGTGCTCGCCAGGAATCAACGCCATCCGTTTGGAGGCGGATACCGATGGCCCGCGAATTGAAGTGGACGGGGACACCGCCGACATTACTTTCTCGCGAACTCGCCAACTGAATTGCGTTGGGTGGTTTATCGCCAGTACTTGTACGTGGCAGATTCTCAGCGGACCCGGCAGCATCGATTCCACCGGCCTCTACACTGCCCCCAGCATTCCACCCTTATCGGGATCAGAAACCGTAACCGTCAGGGCAACGAGCACGGTTGATACCGGGATCTCGGCCGACCTGTCGTTCGACTTCGTGTTCGGTCAGATCGTAGTGACTCGTTCCGTGGCCAATATTTATCGAGGGCAGACGGCGCAATTCACCGCCGCAATCAACCTCATTGATTACAGTAGTCGGGTTACCTGGAGCCGGTCGGGCTCACAGGGCAGCATCGACTCCAATGGGCTCTATACTGCCCCCGGTAGCGTGTCGCCTGACGAAACGCTGACGATCACGGCAACCAGTATCGACGATGGTTCAGAGACTGGAACTGCACAGCTCGATCTGGCTCAACTTCGCCCGGTGATCTATATGAATGCCGGAAACTACCCGTACGTGGACAATCGGTTTACTGATGGCGCGGGTGTCACATGGATCAATGATGAGATCGGGGTCACATCAACTGCCCCATCTGACATGCCGGTGTCGTATCGCACCAGCACAGAGAGGGGAACGACAGTTTTCACAACGACTGTCACGCATGGACCGGGCTGTGATGCGAACGATGCGACGAATCGAAAGCAGGTCTATTTAGCGTACCGTTACGACTACCAGACGGAACCTCCGGTGACGTGGACCTTCACGGTTCCGAATGGCCGGTACGGTGTGCGGGTGAAGTACTTCACTGGGAACAACACCACTGCGTATCTGCACGATGTGATTCTCCAAGGCGTGACGTGGCAGAACGATCTGAATTTGCAAACGCTCACTGGTGGCACGAACCGCTGTGCCGACATCGAAACGACGGCGATTGTCACAAACGGAACGTTAGCAATCACGTTCGACGCGGAACCGGGAGGGGGCGGATTCACGGTGTCGGGCATTGTGCTTACGGATCAAGGGCCCGCGCCGGCCAACCTATCCGTGACGGGAGGAGTGAGTATTACCGGGAGGGTTTCCTCGCAATGAAGCCCGCCCTCGCTGCAATCCCGGACGCCTACATTCACCTCGCTCTCCGTAACGATGGGTGGATGGCGTTTGTTTCCTTGTTGGCCATGGTAATTCATGGACTCCAGTGCTTAGAGCGGGCGGTCATGCGCGTGATGGAAACCGTTTTCCTCTACCCATTCCAGCGTATCCTCCACACGTATCAGCACTACGATTCCGCCATGGTGGAATACCTCTCCGCAACATGCTCAATGGCACTTTCCGTATGGGCTATATCGGGACGCCATGCACCAAACCCTATCACTGAAGCGGCGGTATGGTGGATACTGGCGGCTCCGGCAGCGCTGATCGGAATTTTTCAGGGAATTGCTGTTCAGCACTGCAACCACACGACCAGATCCCTATGTGGATTTCTGGCATTCATGCTTTGGACTTGGTTGTCCGTAACCGCCTATCGCCGCATGGGGTTCGATCTACTCCATGTGTTTGCCGTGCCCCTGATGCTCGCGTGTTGGTTGGTTATCTTAATGCATCTCAGGGGGCAGAATGGATCAACCGGGACAGCAGAGTGATCGGATATGGGATACCGTCATCAACGCTGGAGTAGCTGTAATAACTGCCATCGGAACATGGGTTATCACCCGCACAAAGGCCAAGGCTGACGTGGAATCGGCCACGATCCAGGCCGCGCCGCAAATCGAAACCGAGTATATCAAATCCTCCCGCGAGCTTACCGAAGACCAGCGCGAGATCGCGAAGGATTGGCGCGACGAGGCGGTTGCGTTACGGGCCCACATTGACAATATGAGGGCAGATTATGAGGCGAAGTTGGAGAGCTGGAGGGAGCGTACATGGAAAGCCGAAAGCAAGATCCCGCTGATGGAAGCGGAAATCATGACGCTGAAAGGCCGGGTAGCCGAACTGGAGCGCCAAGTGAACGAAAACGGAAAGGGCCGCGAAGCGTGAACCGCGCGGCCCTCGGATGGAATGCACCTTACAGCAGTGAGAGTAATCCCATTGTACAGGAGATCTCCATGAAACAGAAGATGGTTTACGTGCTGGCGCTCGCCACGATCATGCTCGCCTACGGATTCGGCGTCGAAGTGCGCCAGTCGCCGCCGCAGCCGGATTGCGCTGGATTCCCGGAGCTTTGCGTGGCAAAATAGAAGTGGCAAGTAAACGAAGATTGTTGTCTTCGTCAAGCCGACTGGATAGACATGCGCACGATGGGCCTCTGGAAACCGGGGCTCTTCGTGTTTGTATGCGCAACTGTGGCAGATTTTGCAACGGTTCACCTGTCAAGTATTCCTTGACTACTGCAAGCGAAACCTCCGGGAAATGTAGTGGCCCCTGATGGACTCGAACCATCACCCGTCCCATTATGAGTAGGCTGCACTGCCTTTGTGCTAAGGGGCCATTTCTTCATTGCTGCGGTGCTCTATCCAAAGACCAGTAATCTCAACTCGGATCGCCTCCAGAACCTCATCGAGCGGCACATTGTATTTACGTGCAATCCACGCAGGAGATTTGCAGTCTCCTGAAAACCATCCGCTCATTTCGGAGTGTCTATCGCATAGCCCCATCATGCGCTCGCCATCTTCGGAGACAAAGCGCATTCGATCAACCAGCGAATCACATCCGTCTATTGAACAATGAAGTTCCGGTTCAACTGTTTCTTCAACCGTAGGTTCTGGCGTGGTATCTGAGTTTTGAATTGCCTGAGCCAAGATGGATTCGTCGCTAACAGGACGGTCTTCATTTAGGATCGACTTCCAGTTGGGCGGTCTTTCGTCAACCGGGACTTGCCACTTGCCGTCCTTGATCAGCACTCGCGATTTAGCTTCGTAAGTAGGCATGTTTCCTCAGTGCCGGGATACGCTCCCGTCGGGCGTCTTTCGCTCGGTGATAGGGGACTGAGTAAGCTAATCATCTGCGGCATTGAACGGTTACGCTTCGTGACGGCTTGGCCTGTATCGCAGACTTTCCATGGTCAGTAAGCCCTGTTTCCATGATCGCTCTTTACTTGAGCTGCTTCTAACACAATCACCGGGCGTCTCGTCTTCGCAGTGCCGCCGACGAAAGCGGATGAACCACGGTGTGTGGTTGACTGCTGGCCCTTACGGGTTACCTCAACTTCCATCTACTCAGCATAAGCCGCACCTCGTCAACCGTCCACTCGCGAAGCCAGCACTCGTCGCGGCGGTCTGGTTCATCGCTGAACCCCCACCAAAACGATAGGTCGTACAGCTCATAGCCGTTGCGCTTGAGGCCATGCGGTTGCAGGCGATACCAGCCCGCGTAGGTGCGGTTGCAGAACGGGCAGGTAAGTTGCCTCCATCGGTACCGCTCGGCTTCAGGAATCGGCTCGTACGTCCATAGAAGGCGTTTCTCGTACCCCGGTCCTGCGTCGAAGCTGGCATAGCATCCCTGCTTGTTGTACCAGCCGTACACCTCGCCATTGAGTTCATTGCGGTAGCCGTACCCAAACCGATGGCCACTGTTGGTGCGGTCGCGGGTTGAGCCAATGGCAGTCAGGTACTCGTCGATGGTCAGGAGAGACTTGTCGCCAATCAGGACATCGCCGTCAGGCTCATGCAGGAACGACCAGAACCCGCATCGGCAATCCGTACTGCATTGGTTTACGCTCATTCGTATCCCCTCTAATCCAGCTCATCCATGCACTCATCCTCGCACTCGGAGCAGCAGGTGCAGGTGCGGGATTCGTCGCTCTGGCATGGGTGCGGCTCAGCGGCCATGTGTGCGCATCCGGGCTGCGGGCAGCGCTTCGGGTCTTCCATCAGCGTTTCCCAACCACGACCTTGCCCTTGGACGCGAGTTCTCTCCCTGCCTTGGTGATGGCGGTGTACTTCTTCTTCATCCGATAGGAAACGGTATCCCTCATCTGGCCAGCCGACATCGTTACCTTCACTTGCTTCTGTTCTTCCATTAGTAGTCCTCTCTCTTCGGCTTTTTCGGTGCGGCGTCCAGCCATTTGGCATGAACCACATCGCGAGACGCTCTATCCAGATGCAGAACTCTGGCTAGGCTCCAAGTGTATCTCCATGACCACAATTCCCAGCGAACCTCCCACCACGCGCAGGCGAGTAGGTAGCGGATCATTTCACGCTCTCCTCGGCAATCGGTAAAAATTGCGGTAGCTCTTGCCATCGTATTTAACCTCTAACAAGTATTGGCACTCTGCGTACTTTAGCCCAATGCATGTCTTGTGAGTAGTCAATCCGGATTGGCATGCCAGTTGTGCGGCCGACTGCCACTGTTCAGTAAGGTAGAAGTGGATTTTACCCCACACTTCCATACCTTCCTGTTTTAAGGTTTGCATTAGATCCCACCCTTTCCGCGCACAGTGAAATTCATTTCATGCCCTCCCACCTTCACCATCTCAGCAAAATCCACTCAACTCCCGCTCCGGGTCCGACATCATCGCAAGGGGCGTTTAGAGGGAGACACGCCCTCGTAAACGTGTCCCATTGCTCGGCCATCAGTTGGCGCTTCATTCGGGCTCATTGAACAGTCGCGCCCGCACCGCCGCATCCTTCGCCTCCAGGAGCTTGCGCAACGCTACGGTGCGCTCTGGATTACGCGGGAGAGTGTCCATGATTGTTTGTGCCAGTTCGCCAAACGGTCCTGATACCGCTTGGAGGTGTTTTGGTAGGTGACTGTATGCAAAAAACTGCATGATTGGTTCGTTCATCGGGTTCCTTTCGTTCCTTCTATTTTACGCTCGCCCCGTCCGTGTCGATCAGGCGCACGGTGATCTCTGCCTTGATCGTCCCGCCCGCGAGCAGCGTGGTCAGGATCGGCAGCGAGCCGTCCAGTTGTTTGAGTGCCGCTTCCCCTCTTCACGCATCTTTTCGATTTCCGTCGCGATCCGCGCGCGGGCCTCAAGTTTGCGGATTTCATCTAAGCGTGCGGAGTGCGATGCCCGCTCCTCTAGTTCGCAACGTTGCCATCGCTGATTCCAAGACCCACAAGAGTCTTGCCATTTTCGCTACTAGCCGTGAACTTTATCATCTGTCCCTCCGCATCCAAACGCTGATTGCTACCAACGGCCCCACCCTCCCCACCACATGCCCTATGACCGCCCATCCTCCCCTACCCCCGGACCACTCGCTCAGCCCAAGCGCCGACGCCGTGGCGAACATCATGACCATCGCCCCTATCGCATGCCGCCCCGCCAGCGGGTTGAGTGGCCCGCCCCGGCTGTATAGCCAGTGGTTCGCGGCCAAGTACACCACGCAGGCCATAGACCACAGCACGCCCCATCTGGTATGCCCCGTCCCCGGTACTATCCGATCCGCGATCAGCAGGGCGCACCCGGTCACGCCGGCGAACACCAGCGAGGAAGCGGCGGCGAACCAGCGCACTTGCGGTATCCCCTGCGCCATGAGCATCACGCTCTCAGCGCACAGGATGGCCGCTGCCGCGCGAAAGAAGGGCGTCATGGCGATGTGACCGCCGATGTAGGCGTATGTGCCCTCGGTGTAGAACGTGGTCAGGAGCATGGCGTACAGCCCCGCGACAAACAGCATCGTGCAGCAGGTCAGTGGGTAATCCCGGTAGCGCCGATGGAAAAGGACGAGGCAGAGCAGGCACTCCACCATCAGCAGGGGAAAGTCGAAGTAGCGGTTCATTGCTTTACCCCGTCGATGCTGTAGATGGTCCCTTCGCCAAGGTGCTCGTGGTCCATTTATCTCTCCAGTGCCTTCCGCGCGATTTGTCTACTCTCTTCGTCACCGAGTTTGCAAATGTGCCTCAGTGCTTCGCGCAGTGTAGATATCTTCGAACTACTTCTAAGAAGCAGTAGGTTTAAGAAAACCATTCCAAGGATAGGAATCCCGGAGAGCCATGTCCCCGGCTCTGGTACATCCACTGGAGGCGCCGGCGGTTCGCCAATCTCCACGATCACAGGTTGGTGGATCAGTGGTGGAAGCACGGGGGCGTACACTTCTAGCGGGTACACGCCGCCGTCCATGGGGATGTCCACGGTGTACCAGTATTGCAGCGCGGGCGGATCAGGAGCGGCGGTGAGGAGCGGCGTGGCAGACAACACTGCGCACATAGCGCAAAGGGCAATCCAGAGTACACAAACCAATATACCCATCAACAATGCCCGTAGCGTCATTTCAAGCCGGTTGATTGCTTCCGCGATCTTGTCCTCGTTCATTGTTCTTCTCCTGTTTCGTTTCCTAGCATCGCCGCCGCCAGTTTCCAATCGGTGAAATTGCAGGCGATCACGTCGGGGTAAGCTTCGCTGCTTTCTCCGTCAATACTGTCTGGCTTGTGGACGATCATCATCATCACGCCAGCCTCCCGCGCCTGCGCCAGTTTCTTTGTGATTTCGCTGATAGTGGATAGATCAAGAGGCATGGCTATCCCTCCCACCCCTGATCCTTCAGGAGTGCGGCCATGAATTGGCGCACGTCGGCTTGTATGTCTCTCACTTCGGTTCTCCCTTCCTCGCGGCGTCGATGGCCGCTCGCCCCCATTTTTCCGTTTTGTCCGCCTCGGTGTAATCAATGGGGCACAATTCAGTGGCTATGCCCCACAGCCATGCCGCGATGCGGGACTGGTGAGCATTTGGACTGAGCAGCCAATCCAGCCGTTCCTTGTCCCTGCGTAGTTCGACGATCTCGGCCAAGCTCTCGCTCCTCCCATGCTTGCGGGCGGCGTCTAGCATACGCGCAATGAAATCCATTTCGCCTAGGCTCCACCCCTCGCCGATAGAGTTAGCTAGAACCATCTTGTTTGCCCATTCACTTGGCATGCTTCCTCGCTTTCTTCGCCAGCTTGTTGGCGTGCTTGCGGATCTGTACCGCCATTGCGTTAAGCCAATCGCTGGCAACCGCGTACTCCTCCGCGCTCACGCATGGACTATCAGGCGGGGGATCGACGATCTTCTCCGCCTCCCGCAAGCCCACGATGCGCCCGAGTTCGTAGGCGCGCGCAATTTCTTCCTCTACCGCTACAGGAAGCGGGGCCAGTCCGTTTTGCGCTCCCTTTCGCAGCCTGACCATCGCCCATTTGATTGTCTGCTTCTTTGTCATCGTGGCACCTCCACAAAAAAGCACGCGCACACGAAGCGCTGATCGTTGGTCTTGGGCAATCCGAAGGCGGCGCGTACTTCCTCTCCATCCGACACCGCGTACACCTCCCTGCATCCGCAATCGTGCCTGTAACTGTCCGTGCGGTCCACTGGCGGCCACATCAGATCGACCAGCATGTCGCGCACATTTATCGGCTCCCCCTTAGGCCCGCGTCGTATTGCGACGCGAATCGTGCCGATTGGCTCCGTTACGTGGATGTCAGCGATTGTGCCCGTCATCTCTCTCCCTCCACTTGCGAACCGCTTCGGCGTGCTCTGGTGTTGTGCTCTCAACTTCGTTTCACGGCCAGCTATAGTAACCCGGCTGATCAGAGCTGTAGTTCATCCGCTTTCCGCTCTCGTTCGATTCGTTGCCGTCACCGACGTCTGCTT